CCATTGCCGAAGAGCCTCACGATGCTGCTGCCGGCAGCGCTCATCCTCGATTACGTCCATTTATCCAGACCTCGCGCTATCGCGGATCGCCGCCATGATGTCGGGCCCTTCCTTATTGATATTGTGTGCGCGAGCTATGTCCAGCCACTCATGCTCGGTCATCCCAAGATAGAAATCCGCCCCCGGCTCCGGCGACACCGAGGCGAGCTCGGCAGCCGGGGCCGGCAGGACGGTCGACGCCAGCGCCGTGGCACCGGTCTGCCGCCGTAGCTTGTCAGCAGTTAGGTTTTCATGATTCCAGCCATAGACGTACTCCAGGTCTATTTGGAGTGCTTCACCTGCCGTGAAATATCCGGCCGCAACAAGACGATTGCGCTCGCGGGCGCGGAACCGCGAGGCGGCCCGGCGCTTGTTCTTGGCGCGACGTTGCGCGATTTGCTCTTCAGTCGGCGAGAAACTCGAGTAGATCGTGTGTGGCCCGAAAGTGACCACTGGAAAAGCCAGCCTCCTGCCCTCCAGGATGTCTTCGACCGCGTTTATGATAAACGGACTCAAAGCACCCGTAGCCATCACGCCTGTCCCTGGCTTGGCAGCAATCCCATGCGGCTCCCCAGCAGGCCCGCCATGTTGCCGGTGTTCGCGTCCACCTTGCCTAATGTGCCAGCCGCCTCTACGCCAGCCTGCGCGGCCTGCACGGCCTGCGCCTGCTGGGCCTGCTGCGCCTTGGCCTTGTCGTGCGCCTCGACTTCGGCAGCAGTAAACAGGCCCCGCGCCGGGAAAGTCTTGCGCTCGGCGAGGATGCGCGCCGATTCGTCAAGGTTAAAGATCCTCAACGGCGGCGGCAAACCCGCAGCCTGTGCGAGCGCTCCGAGGTTCCCCACCGTCGCCAAGGTCGACTCCATATTGGCCGTCTCGGCCCCAAGTTGCGCCAAGGTCACCATGTCCATGTAATCCAGCTTCAGCGGTACGCCCATCAGCGAGCGCGGCATCGGCTTCAGCATGCGCCGCCGCATGATGATGTTCGCCACCCTCTGCAAGAGGGGCGAGGCGAACTCGCTCTTCAGGAACCCAACCACCGGCCCCAGGCGTTGCAGTTTTTCGCCCTTGCGCTCGGCAATCTCGATCGCGTTCCGCGGCTGCACGCCCTCCATTTGGGAGATCGCCATGAACACGTCGACCATGAAACAGCGGTCGATCCGCGTTTGCACGTCTTTTATGTCCAGCGCCATCGCCGCGAGGTCTGGCTTGACCTCGAACAGCGGCCAGAAGCCCTTCTTGCCGGATTGGGAATTGACGTAAGTAATGCCGCCAGGCGTGGTCGACGACGGCTCATTCTTCATTTCCGGGTCGGCGCCCATCGGCGGCCTGACCTGCTTCTCGATCGCCTCGAGCTTACGCTTAGTCTCCTGCTGGAGCTGCTTGATGTCGCCAAGCGCATCGATGCCGGGTCCCCGGTTCCCATAAGGGTCATTCCCGGTCGTCGCCCAGCGCGCAGCCGCGAAAGGCTTGTCCCAAAATCCCCGGATCGACAATGGGCCGTTGGTTTTTTGTCCCCTCAACCACCAGATCTCGCGGTACGGGAATCCGCCGGGGATAACCTTAATCTCCTTGCCGCCCGGCCTACCTCTCCCGTCCAGCGGAAAGTTCGGCTCGATCGCACAGGCGACGACATCTTCCATTTCGAGCGACGCGCCGCCGGCTCGCCATTTTTCCTGCGTCCCGACGCTGCACGCCTCCAACCCGAACTTGTCTACCTGCTGCGAGACGGTATAGGTGTTCTCTGTATACATGGCGTCAACAGACAGGCGAGCGCCATTGAAGAGATAATATTCGCCGGTACACGGAGTGTGAAACCTCACTACATCCTCAGCGTCCTCATAACAAACAGCCGGCGCGGTACAGAACGCTACAAGATCCTGCATGGCCTGCGCCATGCGATCGTAGAAATTAGACTGCGCAAGAACGACAACCATCGCGGCGTCGAGGTCTTCGAGCCAGTTTTTACCTTCTGTGTCCGGCTCCAAACCCGGTATCCCGACGGCATGCTTGAACCACGGGCGGGTGCTTGGGAAAATGCCATCGACCATTCCCGACGAGGCGATGTCGCGCGCCAAGCCCGCAGTCGAGTCGATGATCGCTTGGTTGATCGGCGAGCCGCGGCGGAAGAGGTTGGCGACGACCAGCCACCGATAACGCTGCGGCAAGAGGAACTGGGCGATCTCGGCCCAGTGCATCCAGTAGGAATAGCGCCATGTGCGGCCCATCCCGAGCCGCGATTCCAAGTGGGCGTAGACGGCATCCCATTCCAAATCGGGCTGTTCTGGCCGGTACGGCAGCGACGGCGGCTGCTGGGCGAGCAGCGTCGGGGATGATCGCTCGTAATGAGCCAGGCCTTCGGTGCTACGCATAAGGCTGCGCCTTCAGCGCCTCGCGGGCGAGGTGTGATGGGTTTTGGGCGCCGTAGGCTATTGCTGAGAGCACATCGGCATAAAGCGCATGGACCAACAGCGGGGTCTCTGGGTTGTTGTGGATCGCGCCAGAGCGGATCGCGTGAACCCGGTTTTTGATCTCCGCCATGTCCATTAGCGTGGCCGGCGGCGGCGCAAATAAATTATGAGAGCTGTCATTTTAGCCGACCCAGCTATCGCAACAACAACCAGGGGAAGCCACCACGGCATCCTAGCCTGACCTCGCTATCGCACGGATCGCCGCCATGATGGCGTCATCATCCGTAACTTGTTCATCAAGTGTGGAGTAAAATGGTGAGAAACCCTCAATGGGCGTGCCTTCGTACAGGGCTTGGCAAAACTTGCTATTCTGTGAATCCAGGTTCGTTGGAACCTCATCAACACACAGTCCGCATGCTTCGCCCGGAAAGTACACTACATTGTGCTTTTCGCACCGCTCGGTGCGCCCTGATATAATCTCGCTCCCTGGCGGAAGAAACTGCTCGGTGATCTCTATCGGCACGCCGCGGAATTTGGCGCCGCCCCGGTAATTAACCAGCGCATTCCGGTCGATAATCGATTCCGGGGGCAGCTTTGCGCGTATCGTTTTCATGGCCGGTAATGAGGACGCTGGGTATAGGGATCCAGGTCGTAAAACGATCTCGCCCGCTCGTTAGACATCTCCTCTTCATTTCGCGCCCGCTGGCGTTCCATGTCCTCCGACTGCTGCTGCTTCAGCAGCTCGATCAATTGATGCTGTTCCAAAGTGGCCCGCGAAAGATCATCGATACTGTCATCCAGGCTTTCGGCGCGCACCGTTATTGAAAGCATCACCAGGAACGCCGCCGCCGCGATTGCTGTCTTGAGTATCATCGCACCCTTTCTCCGATAAGGTTGTGCCGCACGCCATGCACACCAGGAAGGTGCGCCCCCAAAACTCGCCCTTGCCCAACATCTCGACCGGGGTATGGCCGTTCCAGATGCAGAACTGCATACTATTGCCCAAGAAGGGCCTTGGTCGCCGTCGGCGCGCTGGGCGCTCCCTGCGGCCCGGTCTGCAATGTCCCGCCAAACCCGGCTCCAGCTGCTGCCGCTGCCCGCTGCGCCGCCGCGGTCCCAGCGCCTTGCACGGCAGGATCACCGAATGTCGGGGGATTCGGGGGCGGCGGTGGAGGTGGCGGTGGGCCGGGAATTTTAGGACTGAGAAACCCTATAGCAACCTCCTCTGCCCCGTATCGTCCTCTAAGCGCGCATGCTTCCGGAGATTACAAAGCCAATGCGCAGCTGCCAAATTTGATACCTCATGCTGTCCCCCTTTGGCTAGAGGAATGACATGATCAAGAGTTGCCGGATCTTTATACGGCATCGAGCCTATTACTCATCAGAAAATAAGATCGGGCTTTTATCGACCCTCTCCCACCGGGTGCCTTCCAGGAAATGATCCGCGATCTCGGCGCGCTGCTCATCGGTATAGCCCTGCGGCGTAAACAACAACTTGACGTGCCAGAGCATGTGCCAGAACGCAACGTCGACTTGCTCCTGTGTAAAACCGTGCTCGTGAGCGGCCTCGTCGGCGTTCACCACAGCTTCATCGCCGAGCCACTTAAGCCCGATGCGCTCGCAGTACTCCTTGGCGTTCGTGTAGTCGTAGTTCATCGGTAAGTCTCATAGGGCGGTGGTTCATACGACATCTGCGGCTCCCACTCGAATTTGTGCCTGCTGCCTCCGCGCACATTGCGCCCCTTGGGCTGCACCGGCTCGGCAAAAGTCTCCATCAGCGCATCAAAGTGATCCGGCGAAAAACCTAGCTTCTTCTTGATCTCCTCTTTCGGCTCGATGATAAACGCATCGCCCTTGAACGCATAGGTAGTCTCTGTCAAGGCCCTCGACAATTCCGGAATGTCGGGCATCGCGCCGCCCTGCTTGATCCAATTCACGAGATCAAAGGCCATCTCGGCCCGTTTGTTGAAGTACCTCTGCTTGTCGTGCGCCATCCCCGCGTACTGCACCGGGATCGGCGCTTTCCCCAACTGCTTCAGCTGGTCGATCCACCCCCACCCATAACCCCCGGTCGCGTCGACAAAACACGCATCAGCGTCCCACTCGTCCCATTTGCGCGCGACGGCGCCGGCGCCCTCAACCGAGCTCACATTGCGGAATTGCATCGGCTGGAACGCGACCAAGCCCTGACGCGGAAAGATGATCGACGAATCGTCGCCTTCCCTGGCCACGTCAACCCCAAGGACCTTTGGGCTGCGCCCGTAGTCGTATTCCCGGTAGTGCCGGCGGCACGCCTCGGCGACTTCCCTTGGCCCGATAAGCTGGTGCACGCCGCCAGGGGGAAACTTCCCAAATACGTTGTTCCAGCACGAACGGGTTGTCGCGGCCCCAGGTCGCGATCTGGTCCCGCGCCCATTGCACACCCACTCGGGTCGCCCGCTTCGGGTCGTCCGGGTCGCCGCTGATCTCGAATATCAGCCACAGGTGCCGCTGGCGGACGCAGGAATTATAGAGCGCCCCGCCGATCTCGGTCGGGTTGCCCGCCTGTACGATGTGGCACTCCTTCCCGGTCGACAGCGCGGCCTCAGCGGCAGCCATCACCGCAATCGGCATGCCCCCGGTCTCGTCGAGCAGGAAGAGCGTATAGTCGGCGTGCAGCCCCGCCAGCGTTTGGGCCTGCTGCTGCGCGTCCGCCGTCCGCGACCACGTCCGCGCGCTCATCCACCACGTCTCCGGGTGCTGCCGGCACACGATGCGGGTC